AATCTACTTGTTGTAGTGGGTTTGCTGTTCTTAGGAACTCTGATTTACCTTGTGGAATTCCATATACTCGATGAGTACCGTTTAAGTTACCTACGGCTTTCCAATTCCATGCACTTTCTTTACCCCAGAGTGTTGCAACGCATTTCCAGTTTTTTGTAGTTAATTGTCCTTTAGCATATTGCTTAGATGTAATGCGTTTTGTTGAGTCGTTTGTCGCACTTGCAGCTGATACGAAGGAGAAGCATAGAGCTCCCCCGATAACGATTGCTACCGAGCGAACTAACCGCTTCACGGTTCGCTCTGAGCCCCTGAAGGGCTCTAGCGCTCTGAGTGTATCGGACATGTCAAATCCATTTCTATAAGTGCTGGTCAGGACGGCGTTTCTTAATCAATCATCTCCATTTCTGTACCACAAGCAGGACACAAGATTTCTTCTTTCTTTGTAGATTCTGGAATAAACCAAACTTTATCGATTGCTCCTGGACACATGTAACGATTCATTTATCGCCTTTGTCTGTTGAATAGAATCCTTTACCCTTAAACACTAAGCCAGGTACTGAATAGATGCGATTGGCTTGTGCGCCACAATCTGTGCAACGCACCAAGTCATGATCCATAGATAATTCAAGCTCCATCTGTGTATTACAAATAGGGCAACGATATTCATACATTGGCATTAGGCGCTTCTTTCCCACAAGTCTTACACTCCCACCATTTGATTTTCTGAGTACCACATGATTCACATCGTTCTATTGCTGCTTCCCAATCAATATCAGGTGGAAGCCTGTCATAGCCTGCTTTTCGCAGAAGCTCCACCAGATCCTTTAACGGCAGCATGCAGACGAATTGCTCGACTGATGCAGATCCCATTCCGTTTAATCGGAAGCATGCAAATCCCAATTCCCCCGATTTGGAAGTGCGTGCTTTTATCTGGCGGAGCGTTCCACTTATGTCAAGAGAGTTGCGTGCCTTGATCTCGATGTCGAACGGAACTCCGAGAACATCCTTCCCTTGACCTCGACCTACGCTAGCGTGTGACCACCATTGCTGCAAATATGATGCCACAAGCCTTTCAGTCGCGTACCCTCGATGCTTACGGCTCTGTTGGCTCATCTACTTCTTTCGATGTTTTAAGTGCAATATGGCTAACTGCATGACATCTCAGACAGGTAACAAATACCTGGTCATTAGCCTCTGGAGTAATAGCCACAGGTTCATTGCAAAGATCGCAATAGATAACAATATCTTGCGGTTCTTCGAGCTCTCCGCCCATGATGGTTGCTGTGCCATCCTCAAAGATTACCATTTCGCCCATAGTTATGCCCTAACCTTTTGTGGTCGCCAATTGCCTTCTGGCGAAATCTCGTACCAGATAACATCTTCGCCTTTAGGGCAACGATTCATTTCACCTGTAGCTGCTGCCATGCATTTGAAATGACCCCAAGGCTTGTTAGCCTTTGTCATTCCATGCGCCCAATGCATTTCACCATGAGGACAGCGTGGAACATCTTTGTCGGTTGTACCGCCTATAATGTCCTTCACAACAGCTACTGCTTCAGCTGATGTCGTAGGTGCTGCAACTGTCTTGATAGTCCAGGGATCAGCCTCATTCACGACAGGGATATATTCTTTCGGTTTGTCTGCGAGCTTTGTTCTTGCGACCTTAACCATTTCCTCTTTGCTTGGTCGCTTACCCTTGCTTGCATAACCAGCGTTCGCAAGTGCTCTGCCGATCGCGCTAGTTTCACAGTTTTCCAATGCGCTAGTTGCATTAACGCCTCGACTGCTAATCGTTTCCTCAGCGAGCCCGCTGGAGAACGGCGTGCTATCAGCGAAAGTACGATAAATCCATGCTTTAACAATGTATCTGTCATTTTGAAAACTCACTAACTCTGTCTCGACTCTAAAATCTGGGAAGTCCTTGATGAACTTCTCCAGCCTTACTTCTACTGTTTCGTAATCTTCTAGGTTAAACATAAAGTTCATCTGCTTCCGTTTGTAGTTGGATTGCGATTGCTAGGTAAGCGATTGCATCGATGTAAGAATCTGTGTGGCTTGGGGACTCTGTGATTCTTGCAAGCTTGACTTCGACCATTGCAAGTGCAGCCTGAGCGTCTGTGATTGGGTAATCAAGTAGACAGGATAGCCTTGCAGCGATGCGACCTTGATTGATTTTCGGATGACCGTAGACCTTGCCACGATCTTGCATAATGTCGATTGCATTGATTAGCGCCTCAGTTGCTTTCATCGACCAACCTGCTCGTAATACTTTCGGACTGCTTTGCGACCATCGACCAGCCCTTGATCGTAGCCAGTTTCCTGACCCCAACGAAATGAGAAGTAAGACAGCAATCCAACACCTGCGATTATCAGAATCGTCATTGAGTTAATTATCATTTAGCCCTTTCTTGTCCTGTATTTCAGGAACAGGGAAAGTGTTACACAGCTAGTGGGATTTACCCTGTTGATTTAGATAACAAAATGGTAACAATTCTGAGTCATCCATCTGATCATCAATATCCCGTAGGACATCGTTACCGAGCGCGCCCGTATCTCTTACCTGACACAACGAAAGTACCGTCCTTCTCTAGGTTAATGATGCTGACCTGCACATTTGTCCCGATTTCCTCGATGACGATGAACGCCTGCTGCCAGTTCATTGTGCCTTTAGTGTAATGAGCCTGTCGGACATCCATGAGATGCCCACCTTCCCAGCCTCTCAGGATACGCCCTATTTTGCCCCCTGAAGCCTCTGTAAAGGCTGATTGACCTGCTCTGTGAGTATGTCCACAGATAACGCTAATGCCCTGTCTACGAGCCGCTTCAAGGGCTGTTAAGCCAGGTGTAGGCTTTACGCTCTGCTCATCTCCATGAACTGCCACAATGCCCCTAGCAATGGCATAGGGCTTCTTATGGTAGGTAATGCCTAGTTCATCAAGCTTCATGAACTTCTCAAAGCGCAACTCAGGCAATGCCAGGAATGCAGGAATCTTCTTCATAGTTACATTGTAAAGACGGTCTGTGTGATTGCTACGGATCATGTGAGCTTCTTTAGAATGCTCGACTAATGACCAGAGAACTTCAACCGTCTCGTCTCTGTCAGCAGCTAGTGTCTGCTCGTACCATCCTGGAGTGTTTTCTGTCCATCGTGATATTTGTGGGAGATCGATTTCATCTCCGAGAGTAACGACAGAATCGGGGCGAAACGCCTTAATAAAACTTGCAACATTCTTAACAGCTACTGCATCGTGATAGGGAACTTGTAAGTCCGGAACTACTACGGTTCGCTTCATTCATCCTCATCGTCATACCAGTCTGGCTCTGGGATATTAGGGTTGATTGGAGTAGGCAATATCCAGTCCGGATATGCACTTCGTTCAATAATTATGGCAAGTGCCAAATCAACAGAAAACCCAGCACGGCGCAATGATTTATAGAACTCATTAAGTCCAATGCTGTAGGCATCAAGTTTGGAATAGTCTTGATCCTGTAAAGCTCTCGTTGCTTTTCTAGCCATGAGATAATTGTTACCTCTCTAGGATACGAATAATCGTTTCAACACGCGCTTCTAATGCAGTTATTTGGTCGCGCATAGATGAGCCGCCATTAGTCTTTAGTTCGGCGAGGTAATGCTTTACTAACCATTTGACTGATCCAATAAATGAACCAATAACGGTCAGAGCAACAGCTACAACAGCCGCCCAGTCTTGGGCTGACATTACTTTTTAGGTGTGGCATATCCGAATACGCCTGCTAACACCGCCCAAAGAATTGCGCGGTAATCGACATCGAAGTTACTTGCAGCCCAAGCTGAGAGGAATGCACCAGCAGTAAGGACGAGTGGGTTTTTCATGTTCATGTGTTTGCTCCTAGCATTGGGATTTGGAAGAACGAAGAATCTTTGTCACCCTTTTTGGTAAAGCTGATATGAATGTGATGATCGTGGCGATTAACCCCATTGTAAGAACGCCAACGCCAAAATGACTTAGATGAGGCAATTCGACCTGCAAAGATGACATATGAGATTCGCTTGTCCTTCTTGGCGCATAGGCGTATTTGGTCGGCAAGATAAGCACCTGTGCTGGGGCGTGAGTCGAAGTCCTTATCCACATCAATAGCCCTGACGATTCCGTTAGACGGATCGGGATTGTGGTCACTCTTA